TCCTATGAAGTATGGGTAAGAAAGGAATATTTGACCGACCATAAGAGTGGTCACGGTGAATTTGTCAAAGGAGTCTGGGTTTCTGCAAAAAGTATACCTGGTCGAGCATTTTATTTCGAAACATACCTACCGGAATATGCGGCAATGTTCGATAAACTGCCAATTTCCGCTTTTCTCTCGTCTCCGGAGATACCCGATCCGGATATGACACTGCATAATCTCCAATTTTGGAACTGTATGGACTATGGAGTCGTTGCAGTACAGAAACAATTCATCGGAAGTATGCATTATGAGGTCTATACTCGTGATTTTGGCACTCAAACAGGTACTTATATCTGTACTTTAGACAATTATCATCAAGATGTCGATGCAATTGACTACTCAACAAGCGAACAACCCGCTGAACATAAGTCTCATAACCTCTTAGAACTTGATAATGGGCAGTTTTGCCTCTATCCAAACAACAGAATGAGGATCTATGACAATAGTATTACCCCTGAGACACCTAAGATTCCTGATTTTAAGGTTTCAACGGTGTATTATCAGGTTGAAAACGGTCATGACCGTGATGGATTGGGTTCAGAAGAGAATTATTTCTGGAAAACGGCAAAAGAAAGGCAAAAACCCGATATTTTGTTGAATCAAAATGAAGTTGATACTGCGATTGGAGCAGGAAACACTGCAACTGGCACTGTTAACATTAATATTGAACCAGAATTGGGATGAAAAACGTAAAAAATGCTCATATGGGCACTCATTTACTTGCTGAAGTATATAATGTATCCTTTGATAAGTTAAATGACCCATTAAAAATTGAAGAAGTATGTATCAATGCCTGTAAAACTGAAAATTTACAGGTTTTGAACACTTATACTCATCAATTTGACCCTCAAGGAGTGACTTGCACCGTAACTTTAGGAGAAAGTCACCTTAGTTGCCATACTTGGCCAGAAAAAGGGTGTGTTGCCATAGATATCTTCACTTGTGGCAATAAAAATCCAAGAAGTGTTGCTTGGTGGGTGCTAAATTACTTTGATTCAGAAGATTATGTAATAACTGACATAAATAGATAATAAATAAACACAAAAATGACTGAAAATACCTCAAAATCTGATTCAAATCAAAAAATTTTAAAAGAATTGATGTATGATGATGGTCAACCTCTTTATCAAGAAGAAGAAGATCAAAAAGAATTGTTAAAAGAGTCATAAATAAATAAAAACTGTATAAAAAATGGCACTCACAAGGATATCAAGGTCTTTTAAGGACATTAGTTTGTCTTTTGAACCACATCCTGTGACAAAAGATCTTCCTGTTCTTAAAAATGAGAGAGCAATTATAAGATCTGTGAGAAATATTGTTGAAACGATTCCAACTGAGAAATTTTTTAATCCATTATTTGGTTCTGACGTATATCGTAGTTTATTTGATTTTGTTGACTTTGGTACTGCATCAATTATTCAAGAACAAATTAAAACTTCATTAAAAAATTTTGAAAGAAGAATTGATAATGTCAAAGTCGAGGTGGAACCTCATCCAGATGACAATGAATTTGAAATTACAGTTATTTTTGATATTGTAGGTGAAGAGTTCCCTACACAAGAATTTTCATTCATACTCGAAGCAACACGATAAAAAATGCCTACTACAAAGTTTACAAATTTAGATTTTGATCAAATCAAAACTTCAATTAAAAGTTATCTGAGAGCAAACAGTGATTTTGATGGATTTGACTTTGAAGGATCAAACTTTTCTGTATTACTTGATACTTTAGCATACAATACTTACATAACAGCGTTTAATTCAAACATGATTGTTAATGAGTCCTTCTTAGACTCTGCAACGCTCCGTGAGAACGTTGTTTCACTTGCACGAAACATTGGGTATATGCCTCGTTCAAGGTCTGCTGCAAAGGCAGAGGTGTCTTTTAAATTAAATGTTGGTACAACCAATCCACCAGAAACAGTTGAACTAAAAAGAGGACTTGTTTGTGTAGGTAGTATTAATGACTCTTCATATACTTTTTCTATATCAGAAAATATAACAAAACAAGTTGTAAATGAAGGTGATATTACAACTCCAAATTATGTTGTTAATTTTGAAAATTTAACAGTCAGTCAAGGAACTTTTTTAACAAAACAATTTAAATTTGACAATTCTTTGGATCAGAAATTTATATTAGATAATTCATTTATAGATACCTCTACAATTCATGTATATGTCAAAAAAGAGGGAGAGACTGGTTTAGGAAAGGAATATTTCATATCAGATGATATAAGTGAAATTGATTCAACATCAAGAGTTTTCTTTCTACAAGAAGTCCAAGATGAAAAATATGAGATTCGTTTTGGAGATGGTTTACTTGGTAGAAAATTAGGAACTGCTGCTGGAGATGATGGTACAATAATTACTGTTAATTATATTATATCTGATGGTGAAGAAGGAAATGGTGCTCAAAATTTTTCATTTTCTGGAAACTTAATTAATACATCTACAGGAAATTCAATTGATGTTACCTCTACACCACTTGTAACAACAATTGAAGCAGCAAGAGGAGGTTCCAATATTGAATCAATTGATTCAATCAAGTATTATTCACCTAAAATTTATTCATCACAAAATAGAGCAGTTACTCCTAGAGACTATGAAGCAATAATAAAAAAAATATTTCCGGAAACGGAGTCAGTTTCAATTGTTGGTGGAGAGGAACTTGATCCCCCAGAGTTTGGAACTGTGCAGATAAGCATCAAACCCAAAAGTGCTACATATATTTCAGACTTTACAAAGTCAAGGATATTATCACAACTTAAAAAATATAGTGTTGCTGGTATAAATCAGAAACTTATAGATCTTAAAATACTTTATGTCGAACTGGACATCGCTGCTTATTATAACTATTCTCAGGTTTCAACAGAAGATACATTAAGAAGTAAAATAATTAACTCTCTAACAAAATACTCTCAATCAGTTAACTTCAATCGTTTCGGTGGAAGGTTTAAATATAGTAAAGTGTTACAAGTAATTGACAAAACTGATACAGCAATAACAAGTAATATCACAAAAGTCATCATTAGAAGAGATTTGAAAGCATCATTAAATCAATTTGCTCAATATGAACTATGTTTTGGTAATAGATTTCATATTGATCCAAATGGATTTAATATCAAATCTACTGGATTTTTTATCGCTGGCGAATCATCACCTGTATATCTTACTGACATACCAAACTCAGATGGTGTAACTGGTGTTTTATCTATCGTCAAACCAATTGAAAATCAAGAAATAAGAGTTGTAAGTAAATCTGCTGGTGTTGTTGATTATATTCACGGAGAAGTTAAACTTACAACAATTAATATAATAGGCACTGAAAAAGAAAATGATATTATTGAGGTGCAAGCATTCCCAGAATCAAATGATGTAGTGGGATTAAGAGACTTATATCTTCAATTAAGTGTTTCAAAAAGCACCATAAATATGTTAAGAGATGTGATTGCATCTGGTGACGAAATATCAGGAACACAATTTGTGAGGGATTTTTACACTTCAAGTTATTCAAACGGAAAATTAATAAGAGAATAATATGATACAAACAGGTATTGAATCGAGAGTAAAAATACAAGATGTTATATCTTCTCAACTTCCAAATTTTATTTTGGATGAGAGTCCAACGACTGTTGATTTTCTAAAACAATATTATATTTCGCAGGAATTTAAGAGTGGTGTAGTAGATATTGCTGAAAACTTAGATCAATACCTAGATTTAGATAATTTAACTCCTGAAATAATTACAGACAATGCCACTTTATCAGTGGGTATCGGCACACAAGATGTGGGCATAGTAACAGTTTCAAGCACAAAGGGATTTCCTAATCAATATGGTCTTTTAAAAATTGATGATGAAATTATTACATATACTGGATTAACCACTAATACTTTTACTGGACTTACTCGTGGTTTTAGTGGAATTACAAGTTATCATCAAGATCTCAATCAAGAAGAGTTAATATTTACTACATCTAATACAGGTGTCCATACTGCAGGATCATCAATTCAAAATTTAAGTTCTTTATTCTTAAAAGAGTTTTATAATAAATTTAAATACACGTTTGCACCAGGTTTTGAAAATTTAAATTTTGATAAAAATTTAAATGCAGGTAACTTCCTTAAAGAAATTAAATCTTTTTATGAAACTAAAGGAACTAATGATGCAATTAAAATTTTATTTCGTGTACTTTATGGTGTTGATCCAAAAATAATCAATTTAGAAGATTTATTATTAAAACCATCTGCAGCAGAATATTTAAGAAGAGAGACTGTCATAGTAGAAGTATTATCAGGAAATCCAATCGGTTTAGTTGGTCAAACAATTAAAAAAATTGAAAAATTAAATGATCCTCGCACACAGGCATCGGTATCTGAAGTAGAACCATTTACAAGACAAGGTAAACAGTATTTTAAATTTTCATTATTCATAGGTTACTCGGACGCATCACTGGTTGAGGGTAATTTTAAAATTACACCAAGCACAAAATCTACAGAAAAAATATCTATTGGATCATCAATAATAACAGTTGACTCCACAGTTGGATTTAACACTAGTGGAAAAATTCTATCAGGAATCAATACAGTTTCTT